CGGGCTGCATGGGGTTGATGCGGGCCATGCCAACCTCACCATCAACGCCGATGATGCGGGCGATACGCTCGGTGTCGTAGATCTTGGGGATCAGGTCCACAAGCTGACGGGTGACATGCCGGATGGCCCGGCCCAAATTGTCCACGAAGTGGTACGTGCCGGTGTCACCCTCCTGCACGCGGGCAAGGATGGCCCGCCCCGACCGCTCGTTGCCCTGCTGACCCAGCGAGGCGTTGTACTGGCCCGTCGTGGCCTTGATGTCCTCGGACGCCCCCATCTTGGCCTGTATCAGGCCCGTCTGGGCCAGCGGCGGAGCTGCCCGCTGCGGCAGGGGCAGGATGTTGCCCGCCCCGTCAGTGACGTCCGGGTTGACCTCCAGATACGGCCAGTTGTTGGTGTTGGCCGTCTTCCACTGCATCTCGTAGCCTTCGAACTGGCCGCCATAGCCAATGAAGGGTGCCTTGGGCGCCAGAGCCAGCATTTCGGCTTCCTGGCTGACCCAGTAATTGTACATGCGCTGGGCGTCCTTGGCGTTGCGCACAAGGCCCGACACGTAGAGCCGTCCGTCGACCTCGAACTCGTTGCCGACGACCCGCACGACTGGTATCCAGCCACCGGGCCACTCGCGCTCGTCCAGCACCTCGTAGCCGTTGGTCTTGACCCACATGACGCGCTTGCGGTCAACCTGACGGGTGCGCAGCGGCTTACCCAAGGTCATGGCCAAGAGCTTGTCCTGCGGCGTGTTGGCGAAAGCCGTCACGTTGCCCGGATAGAGATGCAGCGTAGCCTTCTTGTGGTCGATGTAGAAATACTCGGCAATGCGGATGGTGTTCTCGCTGAGCCACATGCTGAGCGACTGGTCGCCAATGCCGCGGGTCATAATCGACGATACGGGCGCTGCGTTCGGGAACATGCGCTCGTAGTCGGCCTTGACCACGTCCTCGGTGATGAAGCACCACTGGGCGTCGGAACCGCACGGGTCTTGGATTGTCGGGTCCATGTAGACGCTGAACGAGTTACGGACCCGACCAATCCGCAGATCCTGATCGAAACTGTCCTCGCGGGCGTACTCGGTCAGAATACGCACATAACCTTCGCCATACGTCACCTGGTTGTCGCAGGCAGTGTCGTAGGCCACATCGGCGTCCGACATGTACTCGATGTGCCGGATGATGCCGTCGAATACTTCGGCAACGGCCACGTCGGCCTTGTCGTCTGCCGGAATGACCTTGCCAGACGGGCGGTTCTGCCGCTGCTGGTTCGTCACCTGCCGGACGTGCTGCGGCAGCTTGTTGATGGTCAGGCAGGGTCTGGCGTTGATCGTCTGGCCCTGCACGGAGCCGCGAGTGGCCAGCACGTCAGCCGGCCACTGCCACTGGTTGTCGGGCGAGCCTGCCATGAAGCGCAGGTCGTCCAGCTCGTCCTCACGGCTCTCGCCATAAGCCGAAATGGCCATCGTAAAGCGCGAGCGCATGGTGGCGAGCATGTCTTCCTGCTCGCCGCCTCCGTTGGCAACCTGTGCCGCGCCAATGATGCCGTTGTCAGCCATTATCAATTACATCCGGGTTCCGCGTGGGCCTGCTGGTGCATCGCGCTGCGACTTGGTCTGGCGTCCGCCGGTTCCCGCGGCTACGCCGCCAGTCCGAGTGCCGACACGTCCGCCGCCGCCGCCGCGCGGTCCAGCAGGAGCGTCGCGCTGCGCCTTGGTCATACGACCGCCAGTTCCGGGAGCTACGCCGCCAGTCCGGACGCCAATACGGCCCGTGCTGCGGCCTGTCGGTCCGGCAGGCGCATCGCGTTGAGCCTTGGTCATGCGACCGCCAGTTCCCGGTGCTACACCGCGGCGAGCGGGTGCTGGTGCGCTTGTAGCTCTTGCGCGAGGCGCTGGTGATGGCCGCTCACGCACTACGTTGGAAATGACTTGTCCAGCCGGAACGCCAGGGCGCACGACTGTCTCGGTGCCAGTTGGCGGAGGCATAGCCGGGACAGCGGGGCGTCGAGTTGCGCCGCCATAAAAAGACGTGCGTTCGCCCGACGTATAGCCTGAACCTGTCGTCACAGTAGGCGCGCGATATCGGCTTCTATAGCCGAACATACCCAAGCCGCCAGCGACATTCATGCTTTTCCTTGCCATCTTACTTACCTTTCTTGCCCATGGCCTTGCGCTTTACGGCGTAGGCGATGGCAATTGACTGTTTCTGAGGTTTTCCAGCACGCATTTCGGCCTTGATATTGGCCCGAAATGCCTTCTTGGATGTTGATTTTACGAGAGGCATGTCACTTGTCCTTCCTAGAACCCTTGATACGCTTCATGCCGGGCAGTCCGCCGTATCCAGACAGTGACCGCTGGGCAGTTTTGGCTGATTTGCGGAAGGCAGCAGCGGTCGGAGCGCCCTTGGCACCTGGTTTGCGCATCTTTTCGCCCGATCCGGCGGCGATGCGGGCGCGTTTGGCATGAATGTTACTGTATAGTCCGGGTTTTGAGGCCATTTTCAGCACTTCCACCGTCTCATTGAGGCTTTCGCCCGTTCTGCGTTCTTCGACTTAGCCACGACCCCTGCCATTCTCGAGCAAAATGACTTTTTGCGTCCGGCATCTGCCTTGGTCCGCGGGTTGGGCGCAGGCGCCTTCAGCTTGGAGCCAGTAGCGCGGTTGTACTTGGCCCGGCCCTTGGCAGTTAGCCCAGCACCTTTGAAGACGGGCAGCTTCTCGCCCCGTCCTACGGCCAAAGACACGCTCTTGCGCGCCATCACGAACCCATCCAGCTAGTCAACACGCTGGCCTGACCATATGCTTTGCGCGGCGTCTTGTCAACGCGCTCCGTTCTGGACCCTACCGGAAACGCGAACGTCACCGCGATGGCGTCCGCCGCGTCGGGGCTGGCCAGCCCGCGTGCCTTCATCTCCTTCTTGCCCTCAAGGAAGATGGTCCCCTTGCTGTCCGGCTTCAACATCGGTGCCGTCAGGTCGGTCTTGAGCAGCCGGTCGGGCGTCAGCGACGCCGTCTTGAGCCACTCGCGCATGTTGCCCCACATCTCGGCCCGCTTGTTGCCGTACATGACCGGCTTGCTGCTCTTGGCCCCGAAGTTGACGCCCTTCACCTTGTACCGCTGCTCCTTCAGCCGGTCCACAACGCCGGCGCCCAGCCCGCCCTCGTCGATCACGACGAGTGCCGGCTTGAACTCCTCGATGGCGTCGATCACGCGGCCAACCACCTCCATGGTGTCGTCGCCCCTGTACCGCCTGATCCCTACCAGGTCGCGCCCCTGCCGTATCGCGATAACTGTAGCGTCGGCACCAAACCGTGCCGGGTCCACGCCGAGGACAATCGGAGCCGAGGCGTCCTTATAGCGGGGTCGTCCCATGGCGTCGTCGACGATATGGATCGGGATGAACTGGTCGTCTCCAGCACGGGGAAACTCACCGAAGACCTCAACATGCGCCTGAACACTGTCCGGTCCGTATTCCTGAATGATCTGCTCATAGACCGCCTTGTCGGTACCCTCGACGGAGCGCGCGTCGACGGTCTTGTTGCGCCAGAAGTCGCGCTTGGCGTGGAACGCTTCGTAGAAGTACCCCTGGTTGCGCCGCGGGTTGGAGAACGCAAACCAGAACCTGTTGGGCGTGTTCTCGGTGAAGAACCCCTGCGCCACCTGCCAGATAGCGTCGGAGATACCGCTGGCCTCGTCGAACACCAGCATCACGCCGTCGAAGTTGTGGACGCCCGCGTAGGCGTCGGGGTTCTCCTCGGACCACAGCCGGCCCTCGACGCCCCAGTAGCGCGTGCCTTTCCGCAGGTCGCGCTCGACCAGCTCGGCCAGCCAGCGGGCGGGCGTCACCCGAGTGGCGCTGATCTCGAACCAGTGGCTGTTCAAGGCCAAGGCCATCCACTTGGTAATCTCGGCCCATGTGATGGACCGGAGCTGCGTCTCCGAGTTGGCCGACACGATGGTCGTGCTGCCGATGCGCGTCGACAGCATCCAGATCACCAGCCAACTGACGAGGGCCGACTTGCCGATGCCGCGACCCGAACTGACCGCCTGCCTGAACACGTCGTAGTCCAGCTTGCCGTTGTTCTGCTTGATGTGCGCCGCCAGGTCAGTCAGCACCTCGCGCTGCCACCGCCGCGGTCCCTCGAAGTGTTCGAGCGGCGTGCCGGGCTGCCCCCACGGGAACAGATACATCACGAACCTGAGCGGGTCGTCCTTGATGACGGGCGCCCACAGCGACGCCATCAGCGTCTGTTCGTCCTCGGCACTATAGATCGGCGTCTGCATCTAGCGTTGCTGCCGCCGCCCCATGCCCGGCAGCATACTCAGCGCGGGTCCGGCAGCCATCAGCATGTTGCGCACGCCGCCCTGCTGGGCCTGCGGCAGCTGGCTGACCATGCGGTTGAACACGGGTGGCAGCGTGGCTGGCGGCGCAGGCGGTGGCGTCATCACGGCCCTGAACAGCTTAGGCCCGCCGAACATCGGCCCCATCGTCCGCAGCATGTTCTCGATCTGCGGGGCCATGCCGCCCAGATCCTTGGCTATCTCGGGCCGCAGCGTCCACTGCCCGTAGTCAACAACCGGCGGCTCATCCCGCCGACGA